GAATAATATAACAAAATTTGATGATAGTCTAATATACCGTAAGACTAAGTGATAGTGAAAAGATCGTATAGTTTTTTATGTAGTTTAAACTGTACGGTCTAACCCTAAACAATAACATATGTTATATAATAAGTGTTAAAAAAACGAATGATTAAAAATCCCCAAAAATAAACCTCAGCGAATCAACGATTGTATCAGTCGTGTACGGCGATGTATGGCCTTGAAATGGAGACTAGAAAAACAATGAAATTCCACGAAATTATCCCTGGATTGATTGATGGTAAAAGGTATCGTCGCCGGAATTGGAAAGACGCCACCAGATATATCTATGCTGATGTATATACTGATGGTAGCTATGACATATGCGATAACGATTCTTTTGTTGTTGACTCATCAATTGGTAACTGGCTTACTAGCGGTTATGATGAATGGGAAGAATACAAAGAATATCCCAAAAATCTAAGCTTTATTGAGGCATGTCGTATGGCAAAAGAAGATGGTGCTGTTGTTAGCACGGGCAGCCGTTCTAATTATGAATGGGATGATGGTGCACTGAGAATGCAACATTCAGTATATGTTATTTTTACAGATGAATGTGTTTTTGACAAATGGCATGTTGTTTATTATAAAGGAGAAAAGTAATGACTGTACGTAATGAAAGCAAGCTAGCACTAGGTGATATGCATGCAGCTCATGTTCGTCATCTTATGATGGCTGAACGGGATGGTAAGACAATTCAACGTTATACTAATGGTTGGCATGATGTTCGCGAAAAATGCAATTGGTATCTAGATAATGTTTATCGTGTCAAGCCAAATATTGAATTGCGTATTCCATGGGAAGTGATCGACCGGAGATGGCAATGGGCAGCTATGGATCGGAATCTAGAAGTGTTTATGTACCCGGAAAAACCAAAAATTAGTGAAAACTACGACGACATGTGGGTTTCTGGTGGGGAAGATTATCGGCGGATTGATCATATCGTATTGTTCGATAATCTACCAGACCATAGCGATTGGAAGTTCACACTAACAAAGCGACCAAATGATGTTTGATTTTAATAATTTGAAAATTGGTGATACTGTTTATCGGGTTATCGAAGAGTGCCGGATGTTTGATGATACCCCTGACAAAGAATTCGCTGAGTTTGATGGTAAGGTGTGGTTTCGGTATACAGCCAAAACGTGGGTTGGAAAGATAAAAGAACTAACAGTGACTGGCAAAACCGCAACAAACATTGAAGGTGATATTGGTAATTCTGGGGATAAATATGAACTTCTTGATCGGGTTTATCTAGTTGACGATAAATGTGATTATCAGTATATCACAATTGAAGATATTAACGAACATGGAACTGTTGAGTATTTCACTGATAGAAAAGAAGCTGAGGAAAAAGTATCAAAGATTAATCGAATGCATGATCGAAATTTCTCAACATTGAAAGAAGCTGAGGAACATCAGAAAAACGGTAGATTGTTAAAAATGAATATTCTAAAGTCTCTGGGAGATTGATATGTGTAACGTACCAACATGGCTGACCAACTCTCGTGACCAACATGGCTGACCAACTCTCGTGACCAACATGGCTGACCAACTCTCGTGACCAACTTCCTTGACCAACTTCCTTGACCAACTTCCCTGACAACATGGTGTAAAAAAAGGCGGTCAAAAGCCGCCCATACTTTTCTATTATAACAATGATTCCGGAAGTGTAATATACAATCCACTATACGTTTTTAATAATTTCTAAAATTAAGTTTTCATAATTCAATTCAATAGTAATGTATGTTTAATGCATAATGGGTATAATAAGGTCTAATGATAATTGCCTAACAGCTAGACCTTATTATACATTGTAATATAGTGTGTTGTATTGTATAATATGTTGGATTCTTGGTTGCGCATTCTTGGTTCTAGAATCTTGGTTGCGCATTCCTGTTAGATTCCTGGTTGTAGATTCTTGGTTGCGCATTCTTGGTTCGCGAATCCTGGTTCCGGATTCTTGGTTCTCGATCGTTAAACGCTGGGTTAGGAAGGATCCGTTACATCGAAAGGATATTTCGGAAATGAGTTGTTTTCTTTCTTCGAACACGATGGAACCGATTAGTTCATTTCGAAACTCGTGGCGTTTAACTTAGTTTTATATCTTAACCGTTTAGGGGCTGAAAGTAAAGGGGTAATCCGTTGAATTCATTAATTTTTTTATGGCGATCGCGCGCTTCGGTCATAAAATATGAATATGCCGACGGCGCGCCCAAGCACCTTATGAACTTGACCCATGATATCCGCAGCTAGCAAAGCGTCTCCGTTTGAAACTTTTAAGGCCACAGACATTAAAGTGCTGTTGGCATTAATCCGTTCAAATAAATCTGAACTGGTTTCCAAAGTTTTTAATGAAGGTTCAATTTCAGGCTGCCAAGAAAAAGTTTCCATTACATCGCCGAGTTTCATAAAACTTCTCCATAAGATTAAACCCCATTATACCCTAAGCTGCCATGGAAGTAAAGAGGTTTTTTATGGCCTGGCGCGCTGGGAGCCGAAGCTCCCATTTCTCATTTATTTTTAACCCATGGAATTTTCTCCAAATCTTTTCCAATCGCCTGCTCAATACGATCAATTGCATCATACTCATTATCAGCTACGCATAAAATGCCATAACCATCACCAATGGCGATAAACGGCCCGAGACGACCAACCAATCGTTCACAAACCAACGTACCATTCTCATAGGCACGACGTATATTAATATCATTCAAACACATCAGCAAACCCATAGATTTAACTCCTTATTACCTATAGGTATGTTATACCCTAAGCTGCCATGGAAGTAAAGAGGTTTTATATGGCCTGGCGCGCTGGAGGAAATCCCTCCAGCTTTACGTTTATTTTTCTCGGTAATTGATATCAATCAATAGCATTACGGCGATCCCGATAAACAAAACGGTGAAATAGACAAACACTCCAGCATAAGTCATTAATAGTTCTCCAGTACAAACAGATCATAAGCTACAAGGCCAATGATAACGAACACGAAAAAAGTAGTCATAGCGAACCCCTAAAAGCTATAGGTACATTATACCCTAAGCTGCCATGGAAGTAAAGAGGTTTTCTATGGCCCAGCGCGCGATGGAGAAAAGGGGGCCGAAGCCCCCTTAAATCAGGCTACCTCAATTTCGGGTTCGGAGGCTTTGGCCTTAGTATCGGCAAAGCTTTCACCGGTTGCCCGGCCATTACGGACAGCCGAACGATAAGCACGGGTAGCTTCCTTAATACCGAATCCATCCTTTTCCAAGTTTTCGGAATGGATAGCTTCCACGATCAGGGGAAGGACATCTTCCATAGCCTTGTCGGTGTTAGCGTTCATTACTCCAGCGACAACCGAACGGCGAGTAGGGCGATTCCACATAGCTTTAACTCCTTATTAACTATACCCCATTGTACCCTAAGCTGCCATGGAAGTAAAGAGGTTTTCTTAGGTTTTTTAAGAATCCTCCGGCGCGCTCTGGCAAAAGAAAAGGGGGCCGAAGCCCCCTTAAATCAGGCTACCTCAATTTCGGGTTCGGCAGCCTTAGCTTTAGAATCAGCATAGCTTTCACCAGGAGCACGACCGTTGCGAACAGCCGAACGATAGGCACGGGTAGCTTCCTTAATGCCAAAGCCATCTTTCTCTAAGTTTTCGGAATGGATAGCTTCCACGATCAAAGGCAAAACGGCTTCCATAGGCTGGCCTTCGTTAGCAGACATAACAGAGGCAACAACCGAACGGCGAGTAGGACGATTCCACATAGCTTTAACTCCTTATTAACTATAGGTATGTTATACCCTAAGCTGCCATGGAAGTAAAGAGGTTTTCTTAAGTTTTCTTAAAAAATCCGCGAGCGCGCTGGGGAGCCGAAGCTCCCCGTTGGATCATGCTATGCTAGTATGGATTCTACGAAGGGATTCTTCGTCGATACCTTTCAATTCTTGTAGTGTACGTTTACGGATAGTCATCCGGTCCGAATCCTTGTGCATCGGATTGCTCATAATTTTGTCAGTGATGTGATTTGTAATCTCACGGCGGATGGCGGCAATGGTTTTCATAGCAGAACTCCTTAAAAGCTATAGGTACATTATACCCTATGCTGCTATGGAAGTAAAGAGGTTTTCTATGGCCAGCGCGCTGGGAGCCGAAGCTCCCCTTTCCTTATTCTTTCAACATACGTATTAGCATTTTTACTACGGCTGGATTATCCATTTTAAAGATTTTGGTATTTTGGCCTGTATTCTGTGGTGGCACATATTCAAACCACGCACCGCTCTCATCCCGGCGAAAGCGAAGGCACTCCCCGGCTGGACGGTCGATATCACCTAACACTAGATTGCCGTAATTATTTTTATTCATCAGCAGGTCTCCTTAAAAGCTATAGGTACATTATACCTTAAACGGGCATGGAAGTAAAGAGGTTTTTTATGGCCAAGCGCGCGATCGCGAAAAAAGGGAGCCGAAGCTCCCCTTTCCTTACTCATCAATATTAGCTAGAGCAGCTGGGCGCCAATCATAATCAAACGCAGCGAGTTGACGGGCAAGCTCACACAAAAACGTCCAGTCGTCACCGTAGACCCGGCACTCTTTAATATAACGGTCATAAACGGCAGAAGCGGCTTCAAAGGCAACACGAGTGGTAATCATCATTTAAGGCTCCTTATTAACTATAGGTCATTATACCCTAAGCTGCCGTGGAAGTAAAGAGGTTTTCTTAGAATTCTTCGGCGCGCTTCGGGTAAGAAAAAAGGGGCCGAAGCCCCTTTCCTCAAAGTTCTTTTTCAACTATTTCAATATATTCGTTCAGAATATCACGAACATTTTTTACATCATAAAGATCGGCGAAAGTAAAAGTTGGGGAATTATAAGAATCTCCAGGGATAACTTCTAACTCAATAGTTAGCTGGGTAGAATTATCAGCAAATTCCTCAATATATATTCCCATTTTTTCGTGGCTAAGGTCGAAGCCTTCAGAAATATAAGAATTTTTGATAGACATAATTTGCTCCTTTAAGTTATAAGAGTATATTACCCTAAGCTACCGTGGAAGTAAAGAGGTTTTCTTAGAATCCGTGAGCGCGCCATCGCGAAAAAGGGGCCGAAGCCCCTTTCCTTATGTAAAGTCGTATCCTAGTGCTTTTAATAAAGCCTCGGCGCATCTACGGTCATAATCGGCGAGTTGACGGGATATCTCAGACAAAAACTTCGAGTCGTCATCGGACGTCCGGCCCTCAGCAATATATTTGTCATAAACGGCACAAGCGGCCTCGTAGGCAAGACGGGTCTTAATCATAGTAGAACTCCTTAGTAACTATAGGTATGTTATACCCTAAACGGGCATAGAAGTAAAGAGGTTTTCTTAGAATTCTTCAGCGCGCTGGGGAGCCGAAGCTCCCCGTTGATCATTTCAGATAGGTACGTTCGTATTCACCGATTTGATAAGCAAGCTCAAACAAAAACTTGAAATCGTTACCAGACGTCCGGCCCAAATCCTGATAGGACTGATAAACGGCTAGAGCAGCTTCGTAGGCAACACGGGTCTTAATCATAGCAGAACTCCTTATTAACTATAGGTCATTGTACCCTAAGACGCCATGGAAGTAAAGAGGTTTTCTTAGAATTCTTCAGCGCGCTGGCAAAAGAAAAGGGGCCGAAGCCCCTTTAATCAGTATCCAGTAAGGTTAGAAACTTGTTCTACAGAAAGCGAACTAGGGGAAGCATAAGGATCGTCAAACGAAGTATCGTAATCGTCCGAACGTTTTTGTTCTTGGGCTTCTTTTTTGATTTCTTCGTCTTGTTCCTTAGCTTTTAGCTTTGCTCGGTAATCCATTAGACGCTTCATATTAGCCTGGACAACAGCATCCTTTTCCTGATCGGTAATAGTTTCTTTTGTCTCAGACTTTTTCTGTTTTGGGCTTGCTGTAGTAGCTACCTCAATTTTAGTTTTCTTTTTACGGGGTTTTGGGCTAGCTACTTTACGTTCCGGCATTACTCCGGTTGCTCGACCGTTACGGACAGCCGAAGCATAATGACGACGAGCGACTTTAAGGTCACATTCAAAACCGGCTTCCAATTCAGCTTCTACGATCAGGGGAAGGACGTCTTCCATAGCCTTATCGGTGTTAGCGTTCATTACTTCGGCAACAACCGAGCGACGGGTTGGTTTGTTCCACATAGCTTTAACTCCTTAGTAACTATAGGTATGTTATACCTTAAACGGGCATGAAAGTAAAGAGGTTTTCTTAGAATTCTTCTGGCGCGCTGGCAAAAAGATCCTTCCTATTGTTTCCAGGCGTGTTTGATATCGTCGTAAAACTCTTCAAGTTGAGCTTTCCAATAAGCACGATATGCCGCAAAAGGACTATTGAACGATAGATTATTTTCCGCACACCATACTCTAACGTCAGCCTCAACCATAGCTTCTAGATCAGAATGCATTGAGCAAATTTTAGGATATTCCATATTCTCTCCTTTAATATATTTTTAAAGTATAGCCTATAAGATCATGATAGTAAAGAGGTTTTCTTAGAATTCTTCGGCGCGCGAAGCGAAAAAAAGGGGGCCGAAGCCCCCTTAAATCAGGCTACCTCAATTTCGGGTTCGGTAACCTTAGCCTTGGTATCAGCATAGCTTTCACCAGGAGCACGTCCATTACGAACGGCAGAACGGTATGCACGGGTAGCTTCCTTCATACCAAAACCGTCTTTCTGGAGATCGTTAGAATAAATAGCTTCAACGATCAGGGGAAGGACAGCTTCCATAGGCTGACCTTCGTTAGCAGACATAACAGAGGCGACGACAGAGCGACGGGTTGGTTTATTCCACATAGCTTTAACTCCTTATTAACTATACCCCATTGTACCCTAAGATGCCCTGGAAGTAAAGAGGTTTTCTTAAGAATCTTCGCGCGCTGGACCAACCAACTGCCAACCAACTATATACTAACCAACCAACTGCCAACCAACTATATACTAACCAACCAACTGCCAACCAACTATATACTAACCAACCAACAACTAACCAACCAACTAACGATAAAATACTCAAATTGTATGCGAGCGCGGTGCCCGTATAATAATTTGAATTTCGTAGAAAAGTTCTTTCGGTTCCCCGTAAAATACGGTATAATGTAAATAATATAAAAGTTTCTTAGGAGATACGTTATGGAATCCCATTTCTTCGTGGTTCGTTTCTTTATTATGATGGGCTGTATTTTGGGTAGTATTCTTATTCTCGCCCATATAGCTGATACTTTTATTATATATTAGTATACACGAGTAACGCTTGAGCGGTAGCGCTGCGCTAGCGCTATACTTAAAGCTTACGAACGAATCATGCGCTAGGGTCATTTTTATTCTAACCCCCCCCCACCATTAATACATATGGTTCGGGGGTTTAGGAGTTTTTGAGTATAAGCATCGCCAACGAGAGTCAACGAGAAGGAAGAGTCTTCAACGAGAGTCAACGAGAAGGAAGAGTCTTCAACGAGAGTCAACGGGAAGGAAGGGTCGCCAACGAGAGTAAACGAAAAGCAAGGCGATAAACGATTTTCTTTTAACTAAAGCCTTACCTCATCTTTAAGGGATTTCGCTTTGCCTTATATATAAAAAAACCGCCGGGAAATTTTTTGGTATCAAAAGGTCGATTAATAATAGTTTATTATAAAAACCAAGGGTCTATACTATACTAAAAGTTTTGTATCAAGCTTTAGCTATTTGTTGAATTATTACCTAAGACAAGATTACCGTACCCTTTTCATTCATCTGCTAAAATTTCTCCAATAATATCTTCTAGGTCAAAGTTCTTGTAAGCAACCTTCTTGCCAGTTCTATGATCAACAACACGATTATCAGGTTCATTGTAAGTCCTAACAATATCCGTGGCATTGAACCGATTTTTTTGATCCTCTCCATAATACCACTGAACAACCTTCTTGGCAAGTATATTAAACGCTTCCTTTAGATTTCGTGATCTTTCTCTATGGTTCTGTCCGATTACAGTAATACCTGACTCAATATGAGTGATACGAACGCAGTTTTGGTGCTTATTTCGATGTTGACCACCAGCACCAGTTCCTGAAAACCAGTCTAGCTTAAAATCCTTTTTGGTCCAAGACTTATCTGGAATTTTATTAGTCATTATTCACTCATCTTTTTCACATCAAGTGGGATTGCGTTATGTAAAGCCATAAATCCACAATTCATTCCCATTATATATGCATCTGCATCAAAGCCAAATACGTTATATAAAACGTAACGATATGATCCCTGGTCTTCTAGTTCACCTTTTACAATACGGCTAACTACCGAGTAGAATGCCTTCATTTGGTCTTCCTTCGAAAGACTTTCCCACCAGGCGTCCATTTCTTGTTTTTCTTGTTCGATTAATGCTTGAAATTCTTGAGTTTGATCAGACAATTTTTGCATAATATTTTCTTTATCATTAGTCATCTAACAAAAGCTCCTATTCTCCCATTTAACTCTTTTGAATCAATAAACTTATACCCCATCGGTGGAACTTTATTTTGACCTTCCCATACAGGTATAAACTCCTTTATTCCATTATCAAAGTCAACATTTCTTCTGAAATGCACTTCAATTAGTTTGCCACCAATAAATTCACAGTTAATAATTTCTTTATTAGAAAACTGATTTAGAATAGACGGGAACGGTATGGTTTTGTCTGTTTTAATCCAACGATCCCAACGGGTCATTGTATTTTCTTTTTTGATACCTTTGACACACAACGTCTGCTTTCCATAAACATAATCTACACTTAGATGATCACCTTCGAAGAACTCTGACCAAAAATGTCCCACAGGCATGTTATCCGTTGTGTTTTCTATCCAAACCTTTTTGGCCCCCATACCAAGGCCGAGTGCATTAACACAAGGTCTGACGATATACCAATCTGGTTTCGGCACCCTTTGTCCCACAGGACCGCAGATGTAATTTAGTTTTCTGGATAGAATAAGTTTATCCATAACCCACATTTCATCTGGATCGGCATTCATCCAGTAGTATTCTTCTGGACAAGGTTCTGGAAGATCAAATTTCATATCCCTTAACACCACCAGTTTATTTGGTCAAACTGATTTTCCTCTTTATCAATTTTATTTTCCAGCTCCACCGCCAAATTTCTCATTTTATATTTAAAGTTTTTATAATAATCCATCATCATATAATGAATATCTTCAACTAACTTGGGATTGGTCACCAGGATCAGAGTATCGGAAACTGTAAGTATGATATATTCTTCTCCAATTTCAGGTTCAGTAATCTCTCCGCATATCTTTCCCGGAAAATATGTTAAATCATCTATATATGGATAAATCACCGAAGGTGATAATCCGTCGTCATAGTTCGTTCCGTAGGTTCTTACCTACGCCGAATACTTTCTTGGTTCGTTAGTTACCTTACCCAAAATTTTTAGTTTCTTTATTTCAATCATAAATCAATCATATTTCTTGATACCATATTAAGTATGATGTAACTGAAAATCATTCCCAATATGAATCCCGTGACTAGGCCTAAAAATAATCCAATAAAAAATACCATCAATCGTCCTTAAAAAAATCCAGGTAAATTAACGTAAATGCCGCGCCAAATAATATTGTATAGTATATAATAAGGAAAATAATACCCATATTATCTCAGGGCTTCTTCATAATATCGAATAACATCATTTTGTTGTGATACATAAGCCTTTAATTTGGCCAAATTCACCGAAAGCCTTTCATAGTCCTTGACCGTGATAGCAACATATGAAGCCTTTGGATCCTTAACCAAATAGGTTTCAAAAAACTCTTTATAGTTACCACCGTTAATAACTTTGATTCTTGGTGGGGTTAAATTTGGAATCTCTGGCCTAACCGCCAATGGTACTTGAATTGGTACGGCCTTCTCAATAACTACTGGAGGGCTTGCTAATGCCGTCCCTTGGGGTTTGTTGGTAGCCACTCCACAGCTAGTTAGAAGGGCCAGTGAAATCAAAGAAATTATTAAAAGTTTCATTCGTTGCATTTTGCATTCTCTTTTCGATTAGTGTTGGTTTCTTAATGGATAAATCAGTCAAATCGTGTTTATTTAATTTTTCTTGTAAAACTCTAACCCTTCCATTGGAAGCCGTCAAATTTTGTTGCAATTTATTGTTTAGCTCTTCATATTTTTCAATTGAGTCTTTGAGGCTGTTGATAGTCTCTACACTACTCTCAACATTTCTGACCAAAACTCCATTGTCACTTAAGAGTTGAAGATATTGCGACTTTAAGTTTTTGGTTGTGACCTGATTATAAACATTCCAGCCTGTCATTCCAATTAACAGTGTTATTAATACTTTTGTGAAGACTCCACTGAAAACTTGCTTTAAGAGTAAAAGCATTTTCTTTTTCCTTATTTGAAAATTAAGTATATTATAATTTATATAAAGTGAAATGTAAAGATATTTTTATGTACTCTTGATTGTTTTTTTGGGTTCTGATGCTTTTTGAGTTCTCCTTAAAATTTATTTTAATTTTTTTCTGATTATATCTATTTTTTTCTTTACTTTTCTCCAAAGCTTTAGTATAATCACTTTGTGGTAAATGAAATAATAGATTAGGAGTTGCTGATAATGATATATGAGACTGATGTTGAAGTTGAGATTGATGACGAGGAAATGATTGAGTATCTTCAGTGTAACGGATACGTAATCTTGAGAGAAGGGTTTAACCGTCTAAACAAAGATGATATACGTTTCTTGATGGATTTGGTTGATGCCACCATCGAATTACGGAGCAATGATAAGACTCGAATTTATGACGCATTGCAAGAAATGTATCGAGTCAAAAGATATTAAAATTAAATCTTTACTTTTTTAAAAAGTTTTATTATAATATGATTATGGTTGAGTTAACGAAAGGAATTATATTATGGCTCATAATGTTGAAACTATGGCATATGCTGGAGAAGTTCCATGGCATGGTCTGGGTAAAGAAGTAATTGCTGATTTATCTCCCGAGCAAATGCTCCGCGAAGCGGGGATTGATTGGACAGTTAAAAAATATCCTGCAATGATCGTTCTTAATGATGATGTGAAAGAAATTGGTCGTAATGCACTGGTTCGTAGTTCGGATAATAGCATCCTTGATGTTGTTACTGATGATTGGAATCCGGTGCAGAATCAAGAAGCCTTTGAGTTTTTTAATGAGTATGTAAATGCCGGTGACATGGAAATGCATACTGCTGGTTCTCTTCAGGAAGGTCGGATCGTTTGGGGCTTGGCTAAAGTAAAGGAGTCTTTTGAGTTGTTTAAAAGCGACCGTATTGATTCTTATCTCTTGTTCACTAACTTCCACAAGTATGGTTTTTCTACCGATATTCGATTCACTCCGATTCGAGTGGTTTGTAACAATACCCTAACCCTTTCGTTGAATGGTAAGGTTGATCGGATGGCAAAGTTCTCTCACCGTCGAGAGTTTGATCCTGAACAGGCCAAGGAAGTACTGGGTATTGCCACTGATAAGTTACAGAAGTATAAAGAGATGGCTGAATTTTTGGGAAGTAAACGGGCCAAGGGCGAACATGTTGTTGATTACTTCAAGCGCCTATTTCCTACAAATGGCGCTAAAGATATGTCCAAAAATGCTTCTACTGCTTTGTCGGTAGTTGATAGTCAACCAGGTGCGGAATATGCTCAAGGTACTTGGTGGCCAGTATTTAATGCTGTTACCTATACCACAGATCACCTTATGGGTCGAACTCAGGAAGGTCGAATTACTTCTTCTTGGTATGGTCCAAACAAGAAGTTGAAGACCAAAGCCCTGGAGCTAGCAGTTGAAATGGCAGAGGCGTCATAAAAAAAGGCTTGACCTCTGGCCTAAAACCTAGTATAATTACACCTGTAACGAATAAAGGAATTAAACATGGCCAGAGGTCTTACTGTTCGAAAGAAAAAGAAAGTATCGTTGACTAAGACTCAAGCAAGTCTGATTAACGCAAAATACTTCGGTGAAGAACCAGTCTTGAAAGAAGGTTATTCGCAATCTGATTATATCGGCGCGCTTAACTGGTATACGTATATGTGTTCGGCCGCAGAAGCTCGTAAATTTATTGAGGAGTTTTTGAAAGAAACTGATCTCAATACTGAATTGCGTAAATTCAGAAAAGTTCCTGATGTATGGGTTCCAAATACTGCAGCATGGGTAGCTCGCATGCTATCTCGTGGTATGCCCCTTGCGGAATCCTCTTTTGAATATATGATGGAAGAGATTAATAAATCTTTTAATAAAATTCCTTCCAATGAAAATACTAAAAAAGAAAAGAAACCAGTAGCTCCGGTAATTTCGATTCAAGATCGAATGAGAGAAAAAGCCAACGATATTATCGGAGAGATTGAGTCTATTGTTGATGATCGTGAAAATCAACCGGAATTCTCTTTGTATAATTGGTTAAAAGAGCAGGATATTCCTGCGGCTTACGCCAAACATATTGTTGACTTTTATACGCCTGTTATGATTGAATATTTGGAAGTAGAGGAAGGCAAAGACAAAGATCTTAACGAAGCTTATGCATATTTGAAAAAACGTCAGCTAGCCAAAGAAATTAAGTTCTTTATGATGTTGGTTGATGATGCTACTCGTTATGGGGAAGTAACCAAAAAAGTTCGTAAGCCCCGTAAACCAAAATCTATTCCGGCGGCCAAAAAGATTAAATCTCTGAAATATCAAAAAGAAGATACGAATTACAAAATTGCTTCTGTTGACCCGGAAAAGATTATTGGAGCCACCGAGTTATGGACTTTTAACACTAAGTACAAAGTCATGACGGTATTCAGGGCTTTGAATCGAGAAGGTTTGCAAGTTAAAGGTACTAGCATCATTAATTATGATGAACAAAATTCTCATACTAAACGAACTGGTCGCAAACCGGATTATTTTGTTGAACGAGTACTTAAAGGTGGTAAAATCGTCCTCCGTAAGCTGATGGACGAGATGGACAAAGAAACAACCTTGGCTCATCGTATTAATGATAACACAATTTTATTGAGGGTGACGTAATGATTGTATATTGTGTATGGGCTGGGGATCAATATTACCCAACTGGGCCCGGAGATCTTAAAGGTATTTTTGAAACTAGGGAAGAAGCTCAACAATTGATAAATAAACTTAATGAAGAATATGAATATGGTTTTCGTAAACGGTGGGATTGGGTTGAAATTACGAAAGAAACAGTTCAATCAGAAAAATATCAAGACGAAGAGAATATAGACGATGAAGATGAATAAAGCGCAAGAAATACGTAAAATTACATTTGAACAATATAAATTAAGTTCTGTGAATGATGTTTATAATATGTTAACTAAACGCATAGAAAATGAAGCCGAAAAAGGCAGTTTTGGATTAACGCATTTTTTCACGGAACTTGATAAAGAGCATTCAAAAGAATTAGGTAAAGAAAAATATTATACTTATACCAGCAGTTCTTGTTATGATAAAGTTAATAATAGATGGACAATTTCAAATCATATTGTAACCGGAAAGACGATAAAAGAAGTTATGGATTTATTACGTAAAGATGGCTTTAGTATTAAATCTGAACAAAATTGTCAGTACATAATAACTTGGTAAAAAAAACAGTTGATAACTTATAAAAATTCCTTTACTTCTAAACTAAAATTAAATATACTATATAAATAATAAGCGGATTTGATTATCAGATTCTAAAAGTTATTCAGGACACGGGGGCAGTTCCCGTCGTCTCCACCAGAAGAGTATTGGTTATCAGGGTTGGAATAAACCTGGTGTAATAGATTTTCCAAACGTCCAGTACTCTTTTGATGGGGACGATTCAGGTTCGACTGGTAATAAGTAAGTTCTCTGTAGAATACGCTATTTAAAAATAAATGCTAACGATAACTTCAAAGCATTTGATTACGCCTTAGCTGCGTAATCATTGGGCGGCCACTGCCTCGAAACAGAAGTGTGGCATTATTTCCTAAAATTTTATGAAAGGTTTAACATGAAAACATTTTTGATTGCAACTACTGCATTGGTAGTTTCAACAACAGCAGCCTTGGCTGGTGGAATGCAACCAGGCGTTTGGTCTGGTGAGGCTTTTGCAGAATATGGGGTAAATGCCCAAGATGTAACACTTGGAGGCGGTGTTGCTTATGATATCAACTCAGTTAGCTTGTGGACTGAAACTGAACTTCAAGTAGCTCAAGAAGTTGATTTGACTTTGAGTGATGTTACCTTTGGTGCAGATTATGCAATTCTACCTCAAGTAGATGCGTATATGGCATTTGAGTTTGCTGGTAATCCAGATGCAGCTAATGGTCTTGGGGTTGAATATAATGAAACTTCAATTGGCCTTCGCTACGAGTGGTAAATTATCACAGGGGAGCTTCGGCTCCCCTTTCACCTAAAGATTGTTAATAATATTATGGTACCAACTGACAAAAATAAATTCGTTGATGAAATAGAACTTCTATGTAAAGAAAAGAAAATGGAATATATTGATGCTGTCATTGAATGGTGTGATAAAAATAATTTAGAAGTTGAAACTGCTGCTTATTGGATTAAACGAGATCGAACAATGAAATCTAAAATTCAAACTGAAGCAGAAAATCTTAATATCTTGAAACGTGGGGCGCAATTGCCAATTTAAATTATGAATGGTTATGAAGCTTATAAAGAATATCTTGCTTTAAAGCAACATTTTACTAAACCTACATACGATTATATTAAGTATAACGGCAAAGTAAGATCTAATCAAGATTCGTTTAATAAAAGAAAAGATAAAGTCTTTTTTGATAAACTAGCCAAACATGAAAATGTTCACAATTTCTTAATCGCAAATCTAGTTAAAGATCCTAAAGTATGGGTCAAAGAATTGGCGTATAGTGAAAATGCAGAACAGATTTATTTGGAATGGAAAAAAAGGCAACAATCTTTATCTTATCATTTTAAGACGGAGTTGGGTAAATTAGATGAAGAATTTAATTCTAATTTTAAACCCACTAAAAACGAATCTCATCCATTTCTTTTTAGGTTATATTTGGCTGAAGTTATTAGCCTTGAAACATTATGTATTTTATTGAAAGTAACCAAATCGAAAAAATACTGGGATGATATTATGGAATATGATCCTATTTACGAAACTATAAAATTGACTATCGAAAAATATACGCCATTAATTAAGTTTGACGAAGATAAATATAAAAAGATAGTCCTTGAATTCTTCACAAATTTATAGTAATATAAATACACTTGCGGATACGGAAGTATCCAATACATATACAACAATATAAAATATACATTATATAAGGAATATACTAATATGGATTTTTCAAAACTTAAATCTCAGTCATCTAAATCTATGGATGATTTGACCAAAAAACTAGCGGCTGTATCTGGCAACGAACGTTCTTCTGATGATCGTTTTTGGTCCCCAACTGTTGATAAAGCAGGTAACGGTTACGCAGTTATCCGATTTCTCCCAGCACCTAATGATGAAGACGTACCATTTGTACGTTTGTTTGATCATGGCTTTCAAGGCCCAGGCGGTTGGTATATCGAAAACTCTTTGACCACAATTGGTCAAAATGATCCTGTATCAGAATATAATTCAAAGCTTTGGAACAGTGGTATTGATGACAATAAAGCAATCGCCCGTAAGCAAAAACGTAGACTTCATTTTATTTCTAACATCTACGTAGTTGAAGACCCGGCTAACCCTGCAAATGAAGGTAAAGTATTTCTTTATAAGTACGGTAAAAAGATTTTTGATAAGCTTAATGATGCAATGAATCCTCAATATCAAGACGAAACGCCAATTAACCCGTTTGATTTTTGGAACGGCGCGAACTTTAAACTTAAAATTCGTAATGTAGAAGGATACCGAAACTATGATAAATCTGAGTTTGCTTCTCCTGGTGCTCTTTTGGATGATGACTCTGAATTGGAAGCAATCTGGAAACAAGAAGCTAGTTTGGCTGACTTCCTAAAACCAGATAACTTCAAAAGCTATGATGAATTGAAGCGTAAATTGGCCAAAGTTCTGGCCGAAGATTTGGAAACGGATCGTTCTAGTCGAGCAGAAACTATTGAGGAATTACAACCTAAACCTCAACGAGAAATGGCAGCCCCTTCTATTGAAGAAGATGAAACCCCGCCATTTAGTATGAGTGGCGATGATGATGAGGATGATTCGTTAGAGTTTTTTGAAAACTTGGCAAATAAGTAAAACTAAAGGGAGCTTTCGCTCCCTTTTTTGTTAATTCTATTAAATATTTACCCAACTTTCGTACTTACCGAACCTCTATGTGTTGGCGATGGTTCTATATTTCTGGCCGTCTGCGTAAATGATGGCGGTCTTCCTTTACCAGAGATTGAATCCGAAGGTCCGTTATCAGGGCCAGTATTACGACTATCTTCTGAACTTTGTTGTCTTATAAGTTCCATGTTTTTAGCTGCATCATTTGCGGCGACCTTCTGTCCAGCAGTAGGATCTACTAGTTCACTTGAATCTGTAACTGGTGGTTGATTAGCCATTTCTGCATTCAATGATAACGGTGTATCTTTAGTTGGAGAATTAACTTCAATGGCTTCAGCACTACCCCCAGCGGGCTGTACTGGAGTTGGCATTGTATTTAATTGTTCGGAAGATAAAGGTAAAGTTGTTTCTGATAATGTAGGGAGTTTTGGTATCGATAATGGAGAACTAGAAGAATTCTCCGTAGCAGACGACCCGACTCCATTAACTTGGGCTCTTGATGGGGTTATTGGAATTTCTCCGGTTGTGGATTTTGTTGTATTAGAAATTCGCGGCCCGCTATATAAAGTTCTATCAAATATATCATTAAGAATATCAGGAGACTCAGTTCCCGGCGGAGCTGGATACAATTTTGAAAAATTAGAAACAGCTGGCCCCAATGGTCCTCCATTATCGGGGGTTGTTTGTTGTGGTGTTTGTTGTGGTG